ATACGCATTGCAGGCACTTGAGCTGATACTCTGCGACGAGGGACTTGCGAAACATAACGATGTAACCATACCTGAATATGCAGGCTGTGAATACTGCAATGGAGTGACAGAGTGGAGCGAAAAGCTTGGTGCAGACGGTAAGGAAGTCCGTTTTGAGTTCTGTCCTGTTTGCGGAAGAATGATCGAGGAGGGATAAAGGTTGACAGCAGAAGAATATTTGAACAAGCTGGTGGATATAGACAAGCGTATATCGGCGATAAGGCGTGCCATAGAAAAATGCTATGCAAGGGCTGAGAGTACATCGCCGCAAAGCTCCGATATACCGCCCAGCTTTGCAGGAGGCACGTCAAGAAAGATAGAAGACAGCGTTGTGATGATAGCGGACTATAAGACGGAGCTTGAAAAGCTTTGCAAAAGTTACGAACAGATGTCATACAATGTATTGTGTATCACGGACAGTATGCCTGACAGCAGACTTGCGGCGTTGATAATCAACAAATACATAAACGGAATGTCATGGGAACGAACAGCTGAGGCTCTTGACCGTGAGGTAAATTACACTCGCAAGGTGCTTGGTCCAAATGCGATAAAAATGTTCAAGAAATTTTATCAGACACCCGAAAAAGCCCTTGTATCACCCCTGTCAAGAGAGTATAATGATAATATGCCATAACGGCAAAAGTTTCTTTGCGGACCTCCATAAAAAAGTCCGACGGGGCGAAAGCTCCGTATGCAGGTTGAGAGCGAGCCACCGCTCAGATCTGCTCCACCATTTACAAAACTCCTTATAATATTTTCACAAGGGCGGCTGCTTTTTGCGGTCGCTCTTGCGTTGCGTCGTAAAAAGTTCATAAATGTCGAATTCTTGATATACTGCATAAAAAATACAAATGTGTTTTATGCAGTAAATAGAAATTCGGTGCATTTCGTTGATTTTCGCTCTGATTAGTGATATTATTTAAGAAATATTATTATGAGGAGTGATTGTACTTGGTAGTCAAATTTAATGGTAATAAACCGTTTAAAATGGAGGAACATCAAAGCAATAAACTTACTACAAAATGTTTTTTATGTGGACAACAGGCAAAAAGCCGAATATTTTATGATGGATTTGAGAATGGAAATTGCATATGTTGTAATTGCGAAGATCAGCTAAAAGGAATGTTTAAAGATTATTTATTAGCAGAATCAAACTTCAACAAAACAGCACTTGAAGAATTAGTGGAAGGATTACGCAATGAAACTATAACGCAGTTAGATAGTCAAATTCATAAAGAAGGCTATAAATATGCCCAAGAGGTTAGCATTGTAGATGATTTTGATGATACATTAACCCTTCAAGAAGTTCAACAGAATAATATATTTTATTCGATAAAATATCAATTTTGTTATGACAAAATGATAAATTATATGAAGAATAAATATAATGAAGACCCTTATATAGTCAGATTTTTTGAAACTACGGATTACTATGACCCTGAGGGTTTGTATAGAAGAGATACAAATGCTATATGTGGCATTGCAAAAATATATAATAACGGAACCACGGTTATTTTTGGCGATTTAAAAGTTGTTTTGGATAGATCGAAATATAACCAATAAAATTAATAATATTGAGTGTTCAAAGCCCCACTAAATCGGGGCTTTTTTCATACCATAAAGAAAGGACGGTGCCCTCATGACAGCACGGCAAAAGAAATTTGCAGAATACTATGCTCAGAGCGGCAACACCGTTCAGAGTGCTATAAAGGCAGGATACAGTGAGAAGTATGCGAAAGCTGACGCCTGCAAAATCCTAGATAATCCTAGTGTTGCGGAGTATATCCGTATGCTGTCCGAGAAAGCTCAGGACGAGCGTATAATGACCGCAAAGGAGAGGCAGGCACTCTTGTCAGATATCGCAAAGGACGGCAAGAATGACCCTGCTGACCGTATCAGAGCCGTCGATACCCTCAATAAAATGACAGGAGAGTATGTGGCTAAGATACAGGCGGAGGTCAAGACCTCTGAAAAGCTTTCAGACGTTTTCGCTCAGATAGGCGGTGAGGGGCTTGGCGAGTAAGTTTCCCCTGTCGCAGAAGTATATGGACTTCATCAACAGCGTTCGGAGTGTGTCTGCGGACTTCCTTGAGGGGACTACCGCAAGCGGCAAAACAACTGTGGGCGCAGGCATAAAGTTCATGCGTATGGTGTCAGCAAGCAGGAAAAAGCTTCACGTCATTGCCGCTAAGACTACGGGAAAGGCTGAGGAAACTATCATTCAGCAGGATAACGGCATTCTTGACCTGCACACCAATGCTCGGTACTTCGGCAACGGCGATAAGGACTACAAACTGCCGCATATCAAGTTTGAGGGCAAGATAATCTATGTTCTGGGATATGACAACAAGGATAAGTGGGAAATGGTGCTGGGCGCTCAGTTCGGCTGCGTTTATATCGACGAGATAAATACCGCTGATATCGAGTTTGTCCGTGAGATGTCAACCCGTAACGATTACCTTATGGCGACCCTCAACCCTGACGACCCCTCTCTGCCTGTGTATAAAGAGTTTGTAAACCGCTCACGTCCGTATCAGAAATACGCCTGTGACGTGCCTGCGGAGATAATGAAAGAGCTTACAGAAGAACCTGTACCCAATTGGCGGTACTGGTTCTTTACTTTTCGTGATAATCTTTCACTTACTGATGAGGATATCAAACGGAAAATGGCTGCCGCTCCGAAAGGCACAAAGCTGTATAAGAACAAGATACTCGGTCTGAGAGGACGTGCAACAGGGCTTGTGTTTGACCTGCAAAAGCGAAATATCTTGACAGCAGAGCAGGCGAAAGCTTTCAATTATGTGTACTTCTCAGCCGGGCTTGACACCGCTTACTCGCAATCCTCACCTGATACCATAGCGTTCACCTTTGTGGGCATAACGGCTGACAGAAAGTGCGTTACCCTTGATGAGGAAGTGTATAACAATCGTGACAGGCAAGTACCGCTCACGCCCTCCGACATACCGAAAATATTCACGGCGTTCTTGGAGAAAAACCGTAGGACGTGGGGCTTTGCACGAGATGTATATATTGACAGTGCAGATCAGGCGACCATACTTGAATGTCAGAAGTTCGGACGGCTCACAGGCAGCATATATAACTTTATCCCAGCATTCAAGAAAACGAAAATAATCGACCGAATACACTTGCAGTCAGCTTGGCTGGCGGCAGGTGATTTTTATATCCTTGAGCATTGCAAGGAGTACGCAGGCGAGCTTAACATATACAGTTGGAAAGAGGATAAGTCTGAGCCGGAGGACGGCAACGACCACCTTATCAATTCCTGTCAGTATGCTTGGCTGCCGTATCGTGACAAGATAGGAAGTGTGAAGATTGACTAAATTCAGTATAGGAAGCAAGGTGAAAAATATGATAAGAAACTGGCTTGATATCCAGCCTGCACCCGAATACAGTATAACTATCACAGAGAAAACAGGTTTTATGACCGATGTGATAAGGTCACAGCTTTGGTATCGTGGTGACGCCGCAGAGCTTTCACAGTTCTTTCGTCAGCTTAACTTAGGCACAAATTCATTCTGGAGCAGCGTCCCTGAGAAAGAAAAGATACGCAAGATACATAGCGGTCTGCCTGCAATAATCGCCGATACGCTTTCATACATTGTCTATTCTGATATGGACGATATCAAGGTCACAGGGGACAAAGCAAAGGCTGACTTTGATAATATTTCCGAGCATATAGACTTCACAGAGCTGACAGGCAAGGCGATAGTTACCGCACTTGTTGACGGCGACGGAGCTTTCAAAATATCGGTGGATACTGAGCTTTCTGATACGCCAATAGTCGAGTTTATCGGCGCTGACAAAGTGGAGTATAACTTTGTACGAGGTCTGCTGAACGAGGTCGTTTTTCATTCTGTACATTATGCAGGCACAAAGAAATTTCACCTTGAAGAGCATTACGGCAAGGGATACATAGAAAGCCGTCTGTATGACGATAACGGTCACGAGGTCGGCTTGGACAACGTGCCTTGCCTTGCACAGATACCGCCCCGAACTGAGTTTGAGGGCGACTATATAATGGCTGTGCCACTGAAATTCTTTTCATCACGAAAGTACCCGAATAGGGGCAAGAGCATTTTTGACGGCGGTAAGTCTGATTGCTTTGACGCTTTGGACGAGGTGATCTCACAATGGTGGGACGCTATCAGAGCAGGCAGGGTAAAGCAGTATATCCCCGAAAGCATGATACCTAGAGATCCTGCAAGCGGTAAGCTTAAAGCACCTAACCAGTTCGGCAACAGTTACATAAGTATTGACCCACCGCTTTCGGCAGAGGGTGCAGCGCCTAAGATAGAAGTAGTTCAGCCTGATATCAAGTATGAAGCGTTTGTGGCAAGCTATACGAATTGCCTGCTTATGTGTCTGCAAGGGCTTGTATCTCCTGCCACGCTTGGCATAGATGTGGGTAAGATGTCAAGTGCGGACGCTCAACGAGAGAAGAAAGACGTCACAGGCAACACCAGAAACACTATCACAACGGCTCTTGAAAAGGCTCTGCCGCAGCTTGTTTCTGCGGTGCTTATGACCTATGACAATATGCAGGGCAAAGCCCCTGAGACTTATGAGGTGACAGTTGACTTTGACGAGTACGGTGCACCTGACTTTGACAGCAGAGTTGAAACTGTGGGCAAGGCAAGCACGTATGGTATTATGTCAGTTGAAACGCAGGTGGAGGAGCTGTGGGGCAGTTCTAAAGAGGACGATTGGAAAGCCGCAGAGGTCAAGCGGATAATGCAGGAAAAGGGGCTTACTGAGGGTGAGCCTACTGCGGTAGGTGATGAGTACGCTTAATTTTAAGGACATAGCCAAAATATTTGAGGAGATAGAGCTAAGGCTCATATCTTCGCTGAAACGCAATCTCAAAAGGCACAAGGCGGAGGAACAGCGTTACGGCTTTGAATGGTCTGCTTGGCAGGCTGAGAAACTGAAAAATATGGAGAACTTCCACCGTGAAAACCTCGACATTATGAACGAGTACGTTGAGGTTATCGACGATCAGACAAGACAGCTTATGACGGAGCAGTTTCAAGAGGGTCAGCAGCAGGCACAAAGGAGCGCCCAGGAGCTTTCTGACGAGCCTATAACACCTATCCCCGACAAGCATTTCTTTGGCGTGAACGAAAAGAAAATGGCAAAGCTTATGGAAGACGTCACCACCCTTGAAAAGACCGCTGAAACAGCCGCTCTGCGAATGACAGACGATATTTACAGGCAGACTTTGAATAGGGTACAGCTTGCAATGGGAACAGGCTCTATGACGCTTAACGAGGCTATTGACCTTGCCACAAGGGACTTCCTCGACAAGGGCATAAACTGTATCGTGTACGCTGACGGCAAGCGAGTGAACATTACCGACTATGTGCGAATGGCTCTTAGGACAACTTCCACAAGGGCAGCGTTGCAGGGTGCGGCGAAACGCTTTGCAGAGCTTGGGTATGATACTGTGCTTGTGTCGCAGTATGGCGGCTGTTCAAAGACCTGTGAGCCTTGGCAAGGTCAAGTATACATTGATGATGTATTCACGGTATGGGAGGGCGAAAAGGACGAGTTTCAAGGCAAGTCAAATTACTGTGGTGAGTGGTTTTGGCTGCTGTCATACGCCGTAAAGAATGGGCTTTTCCACCCGAATTGCCGTCACACAATGACGCAGTATATACACGGCAGAACGCAGATACCTGAGCCGATACCGGCGGAGAAGATAAAAGAGCAGCGAGAGCTTGAGCAGAAACAGCGTGCAATGGAGCGGAAAGTCCGCAAGCTAAAACGCTTTGCGGCAGGCACTCTCGACCCCGACACAGCAAAAGCCTACCGCAAGAAAGTAAGGCAGGCACAGCAGGAATTGAAAGCCTTTATAAACGCTAACAGCGAAGTTCTGCGGAGGGATTATTCTAGGGAAAAAGTGTATGGCGGCTTGACAGAAAAGGAAAAAGATGATAAAATTGAATTAACAACATCTAACGGAATTGGTGTAACGAAATTTTCAAAACATATGGAAGAGCGAGCTTCCGAAAGAAAGGTTTCTGTAAATGATATAAAAGATGCACTTATAAACCCGCTGTATATTGATGAAATTAAAATTGATAGTTTGGGCAGACCAAGCCAACGATTTATTGGTGAGAAAGCAACTGTTAATGTAAATCCCCAAACTGGAACTATCGCAACTATATGGAAAACAGGCAAGAACAAAATCAACAAGTACAAAAGGAAGTGATTATAATGTCAGAAAAACAAAAAGAGTTTCTTGTTTCTATTGGTATTGACCCAAATGATGAACTTGATGTCATAGAAGATAAAGTTGGTGATTACCTGACTTTGAACTGTTTGGATGAAAATTATAATCCAAATGAAGAAGGCTTGATGTGCGAAAGTATTTTGGATTATATCGGTCAGTTATAAATCTAACCGCTCCGCTACGGCGAGGCGGTATTTTTATACCCAAAATCAGAAAGGAAGAATAATATGGGACTAAGCATAAAAGATGTCTATATTTTATGCCGAGCAAAAAGAGAAATCGCAGAAATTGAAATGAAAATTGGCAAGCAGGCAGATGATAATAGCGAGTATATCAACGCTCTTATACGCTGTGAGAACGCATTGACTTTTGTTTTAGCCAACAAAGAAAAAATAGTCAATTAGTAAACATCGGAACTAAGCACCTTAACGGGTGCTTTTTTCATACACAAATTCAAGAAAGCGAGGTCAGAAAATGGACGAGAAAAAGAAACTCCCTGATGAGGAAGAGAAGAAAACTCCCGACACTCACGAGGAGAAAAAGGACGAGCCAAAGGCTGAGGAAAAGCCTGCGGACAAGGCAGATGAGAACTCTGCCGACAAGGAACAGCCTGCGGTGGACGATAGTCAGGCTGACGAGAACGGTGAGGGTGCTGATAAGCCTGCGGAAGATAAGCAGGAACAGCCAAGCGAGGATAAGTCCGACAAGCAGGACAATGCCGAGAACGCACCTGACGAAAAAGATCAGGAGATACTCAGGCTCAAAACTCAGATAGCCGCTATGCAGCTTGGTATCAAGCCCGACTGTATCGATGACGCCGTTGCGGTGGCTGAAAGCTATGTGAGAAACGGCAGTCAGCAGGATATCAACGCCGCCCTTTCTGCGGTGGTGAAGAAGTATCCGGATATGAAAAGCGAGGGTGGCAAAAAGTCCGACGGCAAAAAGCAGGGCGGTTTCAAGGTCGGTGCAGGATCTTCGGATACTGATGAAAAGAAGCCACAGAGCAAACCAACAGCGCAGAAACGTTGGAACAAATTCAAGTAAAAACAGGAGGAATGAATCATGCCAAATCTTAATTACGCAGAAGTATGGAACCCCGAACTCTTGGAGATAAGGATCCAGGAAACACTGTCAAGTCCGTTCATCACACAGAACGTTAGGTGGCTTGACGCAAAGACTTTCCACTTCACACAGATGTCAACATCAGGCTACAAGAGCCACAACAGAAACGGCGGCTGGAACACAGGTAAGTATGTTCAGACGGACGTGCCTTTCACACTCACACACGACCGTGATGTTGAGTTTCTTGTGGATAAGGCTGACGTTGACGAAACGAACTCATCAGCGTCTATCAAAAACATCTCAGAGGTATTTGAGAAAACACAGTCTGCTCCCGAAACGGACGCTCTGTTCTTCTCAAAGACAGCTCAGAGAGCGGCAGAGCTTGAGGGCTATCACTCATCAACAGCCGCTTCATCATACACAAAGGGTAACGTGTTCGACAAGCTCAAAGGCTTTCTTTCATCAGGCAAGCTGAGAAGATATAAGTCTAATGGCTCGCTCATTATGTATGTGACTTCCACAATTATGGATCTGCTGGAGCAGTCTGACAAGTTCACGAGAAAGATAGAAATGACGCAGATCGCAGAGGGAGGACTTGGTCTTAGAACAAGAGTGACCGACATTGACGGAGTGCCTATCATGGAGGTCATTGATGATGAGCGTTTCTATGACCGCTTCAACTTTGACCCTGAGGACGGCGGCTTTGAGCCTTGCGCTGCAAGCTATGTAAAGACCGCTGATACCGATATCGTGAGCGGCAAGGAGTATTACACCGAATCAAGCGGCTCTTACACTAAGGTATCAGACACACCGAGCAAGTCTGCACTTGATACATACTATGAAAAGGTCGCAGGCTCACACAAGATAAACGTGCTTATCGCAACACCTGAGACCACAAAGATAGTACCTAAGATCAACAGCATTTACAGCTTTGCTCCGGGTGGACACACAGAGGGTGACGGCTGGCTCTATCAGAACAGAGCGTTCTCAGATGTTTTCACTTTCCCAAACGGCAAGGACGGAAAGATAGACAGCATTTACGCTGACGTTGACACAGCAGAGTACAGCGAGTAAGGGGTGAGGGATATGTACCTCACCTCTACTGAGTTTTGCAATATCTGTCCTGAGTGTGATATCTCCGAAGAACAGTTCTCGGCTATTCGGCAAAGAGCTGAAAGCGATATCGACACGCTGACTTTCAACCGCATAACAGCAGAGGGCATTGACAGCTTCACAGACTTTCAGAGAGAGCGTATAAAGCGTTCCACAGCATTGCAGATGAAATTTATCTATGACAATTCGGAGCTGTTAGAAAGTCCTCTGAGCGCTTACAGCATAAGCGGAGTTTCAATGTCATTCGATAAGTCAAAGGTGGTATCTCTTGACGGCGTTATCACAACACGTCAGGTCTACAATGCGCTTATGCAGACAGGACTATGTTACAGGGGGCTGATGTGATGAAGTTTCCTCAGCTTGTACCTGAAAGGGTATGCAAAACGCCCTGCAAGGTCTATCGAACGGACGGACTTAATCGTGACGGCTCAAAGAAGCAGACGGTCATATTTGAGGGCAAATGCTTTCACTCTGAGAAGTCAAGGCAGAAATTATCCGCAGAGAAACAGCTTATAACCTTGTCAGGCGAGGCTCTTTTCTGCGGAGATATCGCCCCTGATAACGCTGTTATAGAGGGCTATGCGGTCATAGGCGGCAGGACGTACAAGATATATGGCTCTGAGAAAGCCAAAGACCCTGACGGCAGGGTGAATTACACAAGATTGGAGCTGATATAATGGGCATTGAAATAAAGCTTGATATGCAGGCAATAAAGGCTATCGAAGACGCTGCTGTGAAGTCTGCTGAGGTGGCTATGGAGCAGGTGAGGACAGACCTTGTAAGTGCTCAGACAATGCCGTTCGATACAGGCGATATGCAGGATAATCAGACCTTTGTCCACGCTGACGAAAGCGGTGCAAGTCTTGTGACAGGCTCTCCGCAGGCAAGACGTTTGTACTATCACCCTGAGTATCATTTTCAGAAAGGCAATAACCCTAATGCAGGTGCGGCTTGGCTTGAGCCATATATCACAGGCAGTAAAAAGGACCTTGCCAAGAATGAGTTTGTGGCAGAGTTCAAAAAGAGGACAGGCGTATGACTTTACTTAACATAGCGGATATGCTGAGCGATATCCTTGACTTGCAGGACGTGTATGCAGGCGCTATTGACGGCAACCTTGATAAGTGTATAGGCGTGTACAACGCAAAGACCTCAAAGCCACAGCGTATCTGCATAGGCGGAAAAGCCTGCACAAAAACACTTGAAAAACATATCTCGGTGCTTATTCATTGGACTGATACTCCCACGCAGGCAGAGATAAAGGCTCAAAGCGTTCTTGATATCCTATCCGATATCCGTCAGCATAAGGGTGACGGCTTTATGGTAAAGTATCTCGAATGCGAAGAGCCTGTTTCTGTTGGCAGGGACGAGCGAGGCGTGTGTGAATATGTTATCGAGGCAACAGTATATTACGAAAGGAATGAATGAGTATGGCAAACACAACAGGAGTTTATCCCGTATATGAAAACCAGTTCAAGATAGACAAGACAGGCGGCGACGGCTCGACAGAGAGCAATCTTGTGACTATTGCCGATATGGAGAGCTTTTCAGTATCCATTGACGGCAATATCGAGGAGTGGAAGCCTTTTGATCAGCAGGGGTGGACAAGACGTTTGCTCACTGGTAAGTCTATCACTATCAGTATCTCAGGCAAGAGAAACGTCGGTGACGCAGGCAATGACTACATCGAGAGCCTTGCACTCAAAACAGGTGCTGCGGCGACCACAACCCTTGTGTGGAACTTTCCAAGCGGAGCAAAGCTTGTTATCAAGGGCGTTGTCAGCGTAACAGAATGGGGTGGCGGAGATTCGACAGCAGTTGCGCCGCTTGCGTTCGACTTTGCTTCCGACGGCAAGCCTGAGTTTACTGAGGCGGCAGCGTAAGAACACAGACAAAACAGGGGAGCGTTCAAAGCGCTCTCCTAATTTTATATATCAGAAAGGATAATAACTATGGCAAAGATGTATACACTCGACAGCAAGCTTCTTACAGGTACACCTGAGATAAGAGTAGGCGACAAGGTCTACCCTGTGGACGACAGGCAGAAAACTGTCAAGAAGATACTTGACATCTGCGACAAGAACGCTGAAAAGAAAGATCTTGATATGATAGACGAGGTTTTCAAGCTTGCGTTCGCACCAAAGGACTACAAGGAGATAGAGGCAATGAATATGCCTTGGGCGGCATATCAGCAGCTTTTCACTCTTGTTATCTCAGCGGTAACAGGCGAGGACGCAGAAAAGACAGAGGCTCGATTTCCGCAGGAAAACGCAGAGTAAGTTTGAAGAAAGCTGGTACGATCTTGACTATGACCGAGAGCTTATCATACAATCCATTGAAAAGCAGTACAATATCCTGCCCTCAGAGCAGGAAAATCTGCATTACAGCGATTGGTATAGGCTCGTTGCAGGGCTTATGCACGATACGCCGCTGGGTCAGATCGTTCGTATCAGGAGCGAGGACAACAAGGACATCATAAAGAATTTCGACAGGTATGAAAAGCAGATACGCTCAGAGTGGACGGCGTTCAGAAGTCAGAAAGCAAGAGAAACGTTCACAGAGCAGGACAAGCTTGAAACTGCGAAATACTTTGAAAGGCTGTTCAAGGGAATGTTCGGAAAGGCAGGTGATAAGTAATGGCAGACGGAGCAAGCGTTGGTGTTATATCTCTTGACCTTGTGATAAAAAACAAGGTGCAGGAGCAGCTTGACAAGATATCTGCAAGCATACAGAACGGCTTTTCAAAGCCAGTAGAGCAGGCAGAGAAAGCTGTTGAGAACGCTATGGATAAGACCGCTAAAGCCATAGACGAGGGCTTTGGCAGTGCGTCGGAGATCGCTCAGAAGAGTATGCAGGAGGCTACTGCAAAGGTGGTGTCTGAAATTGATAAAGCCAATGAGCATATAAAAAACACCACCGATCAAATCGAAAACATCAAGCCTAAAGTTGTGCAGATACATTACAATCCTGAGTATGACCCTGATAAGATAGAGGCTGAGGTTGATGATATCGCTCAGCAAATTACGGCAAAAGCTGACGAGGCGGCTAAAACAGCGACAGAGAGCTTTGGTGATTTTGAAATACCTGAAAGTGAATTTGAAAGGCTTAATCTCCAACTCGAAAATGCAACAGAAAAAATGAGCCTGTTGCAGGCTAAGTATAAAGAGCTACAAGCTGCTCTTGCAAACGCTAGTTCAGACGAAGAAGCTGCAAAGATAGTTTCAGAACTTAATGGCGTTGAAAGTAAGCTTATAAGTCAGCAGGGAGTTATAGATAAAACTCAAACAAAACTTAGCGAATATGAGGAAACATTTAGCAACTGCGGAAAAACAGGGACAACTGCTATTGAGAAACTAAAAAAAGTCGCTTCATTTGCAGGCAAAACCATAAAGACTACACTTGTGGGAGCTTTCAAGACAATGCGTTCGGCAGGCTCGAAGGCTGTTGACGCAGTTAAATCCAAATTCAGCAGGCTTAAAACAACTATCGACAGCACTTCAAAACCGCTGAGCAAGTTTACACATTCGCTCAAATCTGCGGCAAAAAGAGTGTTCTTAATGGCAGGCGTGCTTGTTTTGCTGAAAGGAATACGTTCCGCTGTTGCAAACGCTGTTTCAGGCAACGAAGAATTTGCCAAGTCCTTAAACGAAATAAAAGCAAACCTCACCATAGCTTTCACACCGATAATGAACACAGTAATGCCGTATCTCAATACGCTTATGACGGGCGTAGCGACGGCGACAAAAACTGTGGCGGCGTTTATCTCTGAGCTTTTCGGCACCACCTATCAGAAGTCCTTGCAGGCGACAAAGCAGGCTCAGAAGTCAGCGGAGAAGATAAAGAAAACTCAGGACACTTACCTTGCAGACTTTGACGTTGTAAGAGTTGCACCGGATCAGAGCAAGTCCGATACAGACAGTTCAGAGGGCGGCATTGATTACTCAGCCATAAACGGCGACAACGTTCAGCTTCCAGATTGGGCGGAGCGTATGAAAGACGCCATTAAGTCGGGCGATTGGGCAGGAGTTGGCTCTCTTGTGGCTGAAAAGGTCAACGGAGCTTTCGCATACATCAACTGGGACGGTATTCAGAAAAAGCTGAATAGCTTTGTGGATAAGCTTACAGACGGTCTGAACAGCGTTATAAACGGCGTTGATTGGACAGGACTTGGTGACAGCTTCGGCGGAGGCATAAACACAATTTTTGGCGCAGGATACCGCTTTATGAAGAAGTTCGATTGGGCAGGCTTCGGCAAGGGTACGGCTAATTTTCTTAACGGCGGTATAAAGAAAACGAATTGGTCGCTTATCGGCAAGACCCTTGCTTCAAAATGGCAAGCTATCATCGACTATCTTTATTCGTTCGTTACCACCTTTGATTGGTCGGGCTTTGGCTCGTCCATAGGCACTTCTGTGAACGGCTGGTTTGATGAGATTGATTGGGGCAAGGCAGGAACGACTATCTCTGAGGGCGTGAAAGGTCTGCTTGATACGGCAATAAACTTCCTGCAAACTGTAAACTGGCAGGGCATAGGCGAAAAGCTGTGGACGTTCATTTCTACAATAGATTGGAGCGGTATTGCCACAAAGCTTTTCAAGGCCATAGGCTCAGCTATAGGCGGTGCGGTATCGGTGCTGTGGGGCTTTATCAAGGACGCTGTTTTCAGTATCCGTGACTACTTTACAGAGAAGATACAGGACTGTGGTGGTAATATCGTTGAGGGGCTTTTCACAGGTATTGTTGACGCTTTCAAGGGCATAGGCACTTGGCTTTATGACCATGTTCTTACACCATTTATTGAGGGCTTCAAGAACTGTTTTGGTATTCACAGCCCTAGTAAGGTCATGGCTGAAATGGGCGGATATATCATACAAGGTCTGTATAATGCCGTATCTGAGGGTATTGCAAAGATAAAGGAGATCTTCACAAAGCTTCTTAACGCTGTCAAGGGCGTTTTCAAAGGCATAGGCAAGTGGTTCAAAAAGACCTTTTCAGACGCTTTCGGAGGCGTAAAGACCATTCTCAACGGCATTATAATGTTCGTAAAAGGCATTTTCACAGGTAGCTGGAAGAAGGCTTGGCAGGGTGTAAAGAAGATCTTTAAAGGCGTGTGGGATACGCTTTACAGCGTTGTGAAAGCACCTATAAACCTAATTATCGGTGCAGTAAACAAAATGACCAGTGCTATTGAAAGTGCGGTCAACTGGATAATCGACGGCATTAACAGCCTGAGTTTTGATGTGCCTGATTGGGTGCCTGGCATAGGCGGAGAAACCTTCGGCTTTGATCTTGATACAATAAGCATACCTGAGATACCAAAGCTTGCCACGGGCGGACTTGCGACAGCACCGACCCTTGCAATGGTGGGCGATAACAGGAACGCAAAGGCAGACCCGGAGGTGATCTCACCTCTGAGCAAACTGCAAGGTATGCTTGATAACGGCAAGCTTGACGAGGTGTTAAGGGTGCTGAACGCTATACTTGATTGGCTGAAAGCTTATGACCCTGTGTTCTTCGGAACAGTTGACAGCAAGGTGCTTTTCAAGTGTATGCAGGACAGCAACAATCAGTATAAACGTAAGACGGGAGTGAATGCATTTTGACAGGAACATTGCTAAAGATAAATGGCGTGTGGGTGACAGACCCTGACCCTGATAGCTGGAGTCCTGTAAACTGTTACGAATGGACGGCAGGTTCAGGACGAGTGAATACAACAGGTCTGTTTGTGGGTGCAAGAAAGTTCTGCAAATACAAACTGCCCTGCAAGTGGACAATGCTTCCTGTCGCAGATTCAGCCGAGATACAATCCCTTATCGAGGACGGACCCGATTTTGCAGAGCTGGAGTTTTGGCACAATGGCAAGTATTATTCTATATCCGCCAACGCAAGCGACTATGTACCGCAGGGGCTTGTCAGACTTGACGGTGGTGAGTATTACAAGAGCTGTACTGTCACATTTGCAGAACGTTAGGAGGGCATATGTACACCATAGCAAGCAATGAGATAACAAGCAGGATAGAGAATTACAAAGCCTTGTGGGGTATGTGGATAGAGGACGCTCAGAGTGAAGCACCTGTGGCATATGATGGCATTCAGAACGTTCAGACGGACATTCAATCAACATCTCTGAGTGATGATATAGAGCTTGGAGCTGTCTGTTCTCAAAGTGTGACGGCAGAGCTTGTTGACGACGGAACTAAGTATCTTGGGAATGAGTATGTTTTCAGTTTGTATATGAAAAACAGTTCGGCATTTACCACCTACTCCACCCTAGAAGCCTACACCTACGCTGAGCTTTCAAAGCTGACAGTGGAGCAGATAAGCAAGCTTGGAGAGGTGCTTGACGGAGAGAGAATACCCCTTGGGCGTTTTACCTGCGTGAAGTCGAAAAAGTCGGGCGGAAATACTGAGGTCACTTTTGCGGATAGGTTGTATTTTTCCGACAAGGTCTACAAGCCAAAAGTCGCCCTGCCTGCATGGAGCAAAGCTATCGAGGACGATATTTGCAAGCAGCTTGGACTGCAAAACGGCAACGACTACACCATCCCTGCAAAGCTGCGTACAAAGGGCGGAGCAAGGCTCTATGGTAAGGGGCATATACGCCTAAAGACCGCAAACTTCGACTTCAAAATAAGCTCTATACCCAAAGACACCACAATGCGGCAAATGCTCAGTTACATCGCCTCGGCACAAGGCGAGTTCGGCTTTGTTGACCGATACGGCAGATACGTCCGCAAATGGTACGGCTCGAGCGTGAAGATACTGGACAACAACACTATCGACCTGCCAACACTGGGAGAACGTCCGAATATCCTCGCAGGCATTGTCTGCAAGGTCAGCGACAGCGAAACTCTGCGGCTGGGCAATACCACAGGCTCGGCAGGGCGTGTGCTGGAGTTTGAAAATCCATATATGACAATGTCGCTGCTGCGGTCATTGTGGCATAGGATAGGCGGCTTTTCGTGGTATACAACGGAGCTTTTTCACCGCCTTGGCGACCCACGATTTGACGTCGGGGACGTTGTGACATACGTCAGCGACAGCGGTGAAAGCTACGATATACCAATAACTAACATAGGATTCAATTTTGACGGCGGACTTTCAGCCGATATTTCTGCGGTGGGTCTGTCGGTGGAAGAACAGCTTTAGGAGGCGAGATAATGGACGAAAATGAGATAACAACTGTGGCTGATACGCAGGCGGAGAATACTGCCGATACAGCGGACACAGGTCAGACAACGCCCACCACCGAGGAGTTTATCCAGCAGCTCACGGCGAGGGTGGCAGCTCTTGAAGAAATAGTGGGCGAGGAGGAGTATGAGCTGCGGTACTCGGGCGAACAGACGGACGAGCTTTTAGACGGCGGTACAGCGGTGTTTCGTGCAAAGACAGCGGCGCAGATAGTAAGCCTTGTGAACAGGCTCTACCCACTGTATATGCGGTGGGGGTCTTTCACGGTGAATATGAAGGTCAACGCCGACAACGGTTCCCAGTGGTCATACAATACACGCACAGGAATGATACCCTCGGGGGTCACTAAGCCTGCGGTGTTTATGGTGTGCGACTGGGGCAAAAAGCACTTCAAGTCGCAGAGTTTTCAATACAAAGTCGCAAGCAACGGCAGGGACATCGACTGGGAGGCATACCTTGAGCACACCTCTGACCAGGGCGGCACATACGCTTTCAAGGTATACTATCTCATAGTTGGCAAAAATGCGGAAGGGGGAAGTGTAGTTGGCTAGTTTCACGGAAAATCTCGGACTTAAAAAGCCCGACAGGACGGACAGGTTCAGCATCGAGGACTTCAACGGCAATATGGATATTATCGACACTATACCCGATATGGCGAGCGGACAGAGCCTTGTGGGTGTGTCAGTGGGAGAAGCGTACGGAAATATAGGTATAATAGGCATAGCGGAGGCGGTCGAAGATGAAAATATATGAGGGAACAGACGGACTAAGAGGATTAGTCAAGAAGCTTATCGAGGTCTATGACTTTAAGAAAGTTGTGTTCGAGGGCGATAATGCGAGTATTGATACACAAAATGCCACCTTTCAGCTTTGGGTAACAGATGAGCTGTTTTTAAGAGGGCAATTTTCTGATACAAATAGTAACTTTGGCTGGTGTGACTTGAGGACACAAGCATTAACTTGTCCTTGTGTAAGTACTGCACCTCGTACTGGAGATCCTAGACGTTGGGTCATTTACAAACAAAATGACCTAGTTGCTATGGGTATAGACAGTAATACCACTAGTAGACCTGGTATAAATATAATAATTGGTGAAGTAACTAACTATGAAACAGGAGAAACCGAAATAGGAATGGCCACAAGTTGTGCTGATAATAATATTCGCTTATATACAGTATTCACTGATGGGGCTACTATTAAATCTACTCCTTATAGATATTTTTGTCAGCAGAAATCGGTGACTTCACTTGCTCCTGTAGTTTCTACTGATTTAAACAAAGGTTTTACAAATGTGTATCATATACTTTCTCATATACAGGGTATATCAGATAGCTATAATAACAGTGACTATGCTGTACCTACGCAAACTATACTGCTCAATAATAAGAAATATCTGTTAAGCAGATTTGCTTTTGAGATAAAGGAGTGAGATATGACAAACATAAAAACAGCGGTTTTAGCCGCTATCGGAACTATCGGAGGCGGTATTGCCGCTCTTTTTGGAGGGTGGACAAGTGCCATGACAACACTCATCATTTTTATGGTGATAGACTATGCAACAGGCATAATAGTGGCAGGAGTATTCCACCGCTCAGGCAAGTCTAAAAGCGGAGCACTTGAAAGCAGGGCAGGCTTCAAAGGGCTGTGCCGCAAGGGTATGATACTTCTTATCCTGCTTGTGGCGTGCAGGCTTGACCTTATGCTTGGCACAGGGTACATAAAGGATTGCGTGTGCATTGCATTTGTGGTGAACGAAACGCTGTCTATAATCGAAAACGCAGGGCTTATGGGCGTACCGATACCGCAGGTACTCATAAAGGCAATAGATGTTTTAAAGGCTAAGGAGGAGAAATAATATGGGAAATTCAAAGTTGGCTTCTTGGAAGTGGTCGGGCAAGACAGATCATTACAATGTACGAGATCACAAAATCGACAAGATAACTATTCATCACATGGCAGGTAATGCAACGCTGGCAAACTGCTGTACGTCTGTACAGGCTCGTGGCGGCAGCTGTAATTACTGTATCGACAGCAGCGGCAAGGTAGGCGTAATGGTGGACGAAAAGTACAGGTCTTGGTGCAGTTCCAACCGTGCTAATGATATGCGTGCTGTGACTATCGAGGTAGCAAATGACAGCGGTGAGCCGAATTGGCACGTCAGCAAAAAGGCTATGACTGCGTTGATAAAGCTGTGTGTGGATATTTGCAAGCGTAATGGTATCAAAAAGCTCAACTACACGGGCAACACCAGCGGCAATCTTACAATGCACAAATGGTTTGAGGCGACGGGCTGTCCGGGACCATATCTCAGTGGTAAGTTCGGTTACATAGCAAAACAGGTCAACGCAAAGCTTAGCGGTACGAGTTCGATCAACAAGCACACAGCGAAGTTCAAGTCCTACAAGGTGAAGATAACTTACAAGGGCGGAATGAACGTCAGAAAGGGCGCAGGCGTGTCCTGTGCACTCGTCAAGGGTGTTATGGCAAAGTACGGCGTTATCTACACTATTGTAGCCGAAAAGGTAGTTGACGGTCAGACTTGGGGCAAGCTCAAGAGCGGTGCTGGGTGGATCTGTTTGACGGGGTTTGCTAAGAAAGTTTAGTTTTATATTGTATGAGTAAGGAAACAGCCGTCTCGGACTTTTATGGGTCTGAGGCGGCTGATTTTTTTGTTATAAGCCAATATTTTGTTTGATCATTCTGCAACCAATATCCAAATTTTCAGGGAACAATGTAGATTCGTCTATACCAAGAGATTCGAGATGACTTAAAATATCAAGTTTATCTTCCTTTGGAATTCTTATCAGCTTTTTGATTAATGTGTCTTTCTTAGATAAGCTTTTGATGTTATTAATAAAACAAAAATCTTCATTCACTACTGCAAAGGATTCTACATAATTGGAATAGACAATTTCATTAGGAAAAATCAAATAGCTTCCACTTTGAGCTTTTTGTCGAGTAGTGTACTCCGGTAATTGTGCCCATATTGGTTTATAGTGTGAATTGCAATATTCGTCAACTCCAGATGAATGCATATTTGGAGTTACCCTATAATCTAATCCATTAATTTTCATAAATTTTTCTACCGAGATTTTATAGTCAAATTTATAAAAGCTTGACAAAGCAATGGTATCTTGATCATCACCATATGACAAATTATCGTAAGAAAAAACTATAACCTCACCGTCATCTATTGAATTTCCATTATCTTTGCAGGCAAAGTAAAGCGCAACCAGCGGATTAGATGTAACGTCCAACAATCTCGTAGGAATGCCATAATGTTGAAGCCTTGAAAGTAGTTCCAAATCATTCTTTGCGGTCCCAAATATTTCGGGGTATTTGTTTTTGGCTTGTCTTATTAACTTAGATTCAAATTCTAAATACGTCTGTTTGCTATTCGGAAGATTATGACATATTGATGGAATTATACTATATTTATAATTGTTTTGCCCTCTGTATAAAAGTGTATTTTGACCTTTTACCTTATTTAATTTATGTATTATGTCTATGTACTCAGAAATGTTATTAACTATAATACGTTTTTTACTCATTTTATCATTCCTCTATGATGTTTTCAATAATTATAATTTTCAAATAATTAATATAACTAAGAGTTTAGTGGTATCACTTTAACTGATATTTAGCTAATAAATTGTTATCAAAATATTCTCCCTCTTTGAGTAAGTTTAGTAAAAAAGTATATTTTATGCGATATAAATTGTTATCTCCAGATATGTGGTTACTCATTATTTCTATAAGTTTTTCAGAATTTACATAAGATATCAAATAAAGTACACACCTCCACATCTCTTTGTTTGATTTATATGAATGTTTTGAACCCTTTATTATGTCTTCAATCAATAAAATTGCTTGCTGTTCATCAATTTTCATTCCCGCTTCCAAGAGGCTAAATATTTTTTCACAGCTATCAGAATCAGATATATGATATGACTTTGCTTTTTTATCGGCATTGTATGTGTTTACTAAATCTATGAAATTTGAAATAATTTTTTGGTATCTTTGAGGTGAATTACCAACTCTCTTAAATTCAGAAGGTGAGTAAGTCTCGTTTTTTGTAGAGCCATAGAGATCTTTTGCCATATTTAACATCTGATCTGTTAGATTATTGTCGATATAACCACTCGTAGTTATGGCTACAAACAAGTCGATAACATTTCTTTGTTTTCTGAAATATGTTTTATCGCTATTGTCTAAATGGTCTTTTATTTCGTTTATTTTATATTCTATTTCTTGTCCAGATAGTTTAAATAATTCAGAACAGTCTCTTATATCCCTCATTATTCGCCATCCTGAATCATCTATGTTTATCATTGGTTGCTGCTTTACAAATTTTATCTTTGGTTTTGCCTGATGAACCCATTCATTAAGCTTATCGGGGCCAATTAAGTGAACTAAGTTGCATATTTGGTCGCTGTACTGATTGCTGTTATTATAGTAGATTGTAATGATTGTTTTTTCATTTTCTATAAAGTCTAATAAAACATCACGATCAGTACTTGCTAAAGAATGACCAAAGATATAAACGTTATGTTTCGTAAAGCTTTTAGTTTGATTGATCTCATCTATCCACTTTTTGTAATCACAATTTGTACCCTTTATAAGTCGCTGATAATATTTTTTAAATTCAATAAAATTTGTGTTGGTGAATTTTTCATCTTCATTGAGATAATCATCTATGCCCAATACCATATTATCGCTTTCAATGTTATTATTTATGTCTGCTTTTCCGTGTATATGGTCGCAATCCACATCGGTATAATACAATTTTTGATATGTATTTGTATAATTAAAAGTTAGTATTTTATCTACGTT